ACCACCTGCACCGCCACCGCCACCAATAATCGCTGGCACACTCGGAATAGACGCGCCTGCCTCTCGAGCCATACGGTCAGCCGTACGCGTATCGCCACCAACAGCCGTAGCACCACCACCACCACTACCGATACGACCCAACGAGATCGTCGGCAAACTACCAATATCGGTAAACGGGTTAATCAAATTCATGCCTCGAATAATCAAGTTAATTGCGCCGATAAACGAATTAGCAAATGTTTCAAACCCTGCAATCAAACCGTTAAGCACCGTGTTGACAATGTTGCGAAACGTCTCAAACTTTGTGTAAGCAAACGTTAAACCAGTAACAAGTGCTGCGATACCTACCGCAATTAAACCAAACGGGTTTAACGCCATAGCGATATTAACCGCCATGATTGCGGCCGCAACCGCCGAAATCGTGCCAGCAATAATCAAAAACGCTTTAGGGTTACGTTGCGCCCAATCAGCCATTGCCTGCAAATACGGCAACACTTTTTGCAACACCGGCAACAATGCCGCGCCGATCGACTCTTGTGTTTCAGCCAAACTGTTTTTTAGTATTTTAAATTTGCCTGCTGCGGTTTCTGCTGATCGTGCGGCCGCGCCACCAAAGTTGTCGTTTAACGCCATCATCACCGTGTCAAGTGACGCGCCTTCTTTGATTAGCCCTGCCATTTCAGGCGATAACGCACGTAGCCCTTTCATGTTGCCTGCGTACGCTTTAGCCAACGCGTCGCTAACGCTTGCTAAATCTGCACCTGTAGCGATCGCAACGTCTTGAGCCAACGTCAGCGCGTCAGTTGCCTCGCCAACGTTTTTAGTACCAACAAGCAACGCGGCAAACGCTGGTCGCAACTCACTATCAGCCGTACCCGTCGCCCTCGACATAGCCGCGATCATGTCCTCGGTCGCTGCAACCGTCGCGTCAGTCGCACCGACAACGTTTTGCATAGTGTTAGCCAAAATTGCTTGTTGCTGTTCGTCCTCTGCTGCTGCTTTAGCCGCCAAACCCAACGCGCCAGCAACCGCCGTTAGCGCCGCCGCTGCTGGCACGGCCGCTTTTTTAATCGCAAACTGTGCTTTTTCGCCAACGGTTTCTAACTGTTTAAATTCTTTGATTGCTTTGTCAATGCCCTTGCCGTCAAACTCAGAGACAATAGGAATACTTAATGCCATGACTAAATATCCCTCTGCACGTCGCGCATAGTTTTAGCAATCATCTTTGTCATCTCAGCTTCAATACCGCGACGCGCTTTATACACCGCTGGCCCGATCAGTCGAGTGCGACCAGCACCAACAAACCCGAGCGCGTTACCTAATTTGTTTGCGTTAGCGCGACCGGCTGTTTCAAAGATTGCGGCGGCTGGGTCTTTTTGCTCAATCAAAATCACGCCGACGGCGTTGCGTCGAGTGTCAAACCTCATGCGTACGCCGTTGATTGCTTTGGTGACTGTAAACGGAAATAGTTTGCGGTCGCGTTGTGTCCAACCGTATTTCATGCCCGACAACGGCAACTCTTTATAGACGGCTTTGCCTGCCTGTATTGCTGGCTGTGCGATCTGCGTTGCGTCAGCCTTAAAATCTTTTTGCAACTGTGGGTCAATTTTGCGCAAACTGTTGATTGTCTGTTTAACGCCGACGACCTCAATAGTTGTGCTTGCTGGCATACGTGTTACCTCTTTTGCTTATTTAACAGACTAATCACCGTTATAAGGTCGCGCGTGTCAAACTCGATTGTCGTAGGCCAGTACCCTGTTGCGACTAACAGTTCTGCTAGTTGCCGTCGGTAACTGCCTACGCCGTATGGTTTGGGTCTGTCTCGTCAATCGCCTCGATAGTCATGTTTGGGTTTGCTTTAACCCAGTCGCGATATGTTGCAGGCATTTTTTCGCCGCTAAGTTTCAGCAAATGGTACGCCCAGCAAACTAAATCGCTATAGCCGATACCTTTGCCGTCGCTAATTTTGCGACCCTCGGTTTTTTCCCATTCGCAAATGACAAACATATTTGTCGTTAACTCGACTGGCTGTGTGCCGTCGTTTAGGTCAACTTTTAGTTTTAGTCTCATTGTGCTTTCCTGTTCTCGGCCAGTTACGGCACGTTAGATCACGTTACGTCGACTGTGTACGCGCCACCCATAAGTTCAATGTCGTATGTTGACAACTCGCCCAAGTTTGCGTTGATAACTGGTAGCGCGCTCAGGTAGGTGTTTGTCAGTTCAAAGCCGGGGTTAGTCGCTGTGTTTGCGCCTGTTGCTGGGGTCACTTTGATATAGCACTTTGTACCGACCAGCGCTGACAATGTTGCGTAACTTTCTGACGTTGCATACGACGCGTACACGGTGAGCGTGACGCTGTTGTTTTGCAGGCCTGCCGTGTTGGTTCGTGCAGTCGAGCCGAACGCGGTGTCTTCAAGTGCTTCGACAACGTAGTTGACGGTTACTGCCGACACTTGGTCGGTGATGTCTGTGGTTGACGCGCTGCTAGCGCCGATCAGCACAACTGGGTTTGATAAATAAGTGCTAGTTGCCATGTCTTAATCCTTTGCTGTTGTATCTATAGTTTTACCATACTGCGACCGTGACCGTGTGTATGCTCACGCTGTTTGCGCTTGTACGCCAACCGCTAGGTCATAGCACGGGTATTCTTGACCGCCGATCTCGAGTGTGCCGGGGCGACCCGACATAACGATTATCGCTGAGCCAAGCACCGTTGCGCTGATCTGTAGTATTTCGCGCAACACGGGTAGCCCTGCTGGGCCACTACCAACAATTTTGATCGGGAAATCCATGCGTACGATGTTGCCGTTGCCAGCGATCGTCGTGAAACTTGGCGCTTGCATAAACACGCAATTTGGCACGAGTTTTGTCGGGTCATTGACAACGCGCAAACCCGTGACGGCCGTGAGCGTTGCGGTCAGGTCGTCAATCGCCTCGTTTAATAAATCTGTGTATGGTGCAGGCACTATGCCACCGCTGGTCGGTCAATACCTAACAACTGTTTAACGATCGGTGTCAATGATTGTTGCGGTGCTGTACCCATGTTGTCAAACGACGCAAACACATTTTCAAGGCTGCCTCGACTACGCCATAGCGCTGCGCCATACATAAGAGTGCCCAGCGTTACGTCACCTGACGGGCTAGTAGTCAAATTGTCGTTATAACCTGCCTCAGCTCGACGACGACTGCAAAACTGGTTAGCCGCGCTAACAGACTGCGTGATCAGCGTGTAATCATCTGACGGGTTAGTAATCGACACGCCTAAATAGGTGATCAGGTTTGCGGCCGTAATCCACGTACAAGTTGGTGTAAACGCGACCGTGCCGGTAAAGATCGCAACGAAGTCAACGTTGCTACCTGTGCAGGCGTACAAAACCTGATTAGGTATTGGTTGCGTTTGGTCAAATGTCCATTCGCCAGTTGTGCTATCGACGCCCGTGTATCTGTATTGAGGGCATGACAACACGGTGAACGTGCCGTTGAACGGTGCGCCTAACGACCCTACAACTACGCTGTCGCCAACTTGTATGTCAGTTGGCTCAAGCGTAGATATGCAGGCGTAGTTGTCCAATAACTGTTTGCTTGCTGTTGCGTAGGTTGCCATAGCGGTTATGCCGCTACTCGACTAAGCGTATGTAATTTTTTGAGCGAGTGTTGCTTTTGCTTGAAAGAACGACGCGTAGCCGTAGTACGAGAACGTACGTGACAACGTGCCGGGGTTTTCAACGCTAAGCAATCCGCGAATTGCCTCGTAGTACTCTGACGCTGGTGCGTGGAACACGATCATTGTTTTTGCTGCAACGTTGCTGTCAACGATGATCTGCAAACCGAGTGGGTTTGTTGTTGACCAGTTTGTTACGTTGCCTGCGCCAAGTGTGTTGTATCCACCAAGACCCGGCACACCAACCATTGGGAACAATGGTCGTTTGTCGCTGTCGACTGTGCTACCAAGTTTTGCCCAAGCGTCTGCACCTAACAACAAGTGTGTTGGGAACAAGTTTGAGCCGTTGCTGATGTCGCGCGCTGCACCGTAGAGGAACAAAATTAAATCCTCAGGTGTGCCGTCCCATTGACCGATTGTGGTCGAGCCTGCAACCTGTGCGTCAACTGCAAAGTTGTCTGTTGCAATCATGTACTGACCCATAAGGTCATTCATGATTTGTGTCATCGCCGCTGGTGATGTGAAGTCAATGTCTTGCACCGACAAAGTTACTTGACCTGCAAACGTCTTTTTTGTTACCGAGTTTGCTGCGATCACCATTGTGGTTGCTGACGCTGCACCAAATTCGGCGCCGCCTGTCTGTTCTGCAACTGATGTGTGAGTTGTGATCGTTGGTCGGATAAATGTTTTTTGTGTGCCACCGTCAGGATATGCGCGAGCGCCGATCGCTGTTACGAATGGTCGAATGAAGTTGATGTCTTGAAATACTGGCCCGAGTACTGGTACTGGCAACAAACCCGGTGTGTCGGTTGTTGCGATGTCGCCTGCGGCTGCTTCAAGCACACTTTGTTTTGCTTTTTGTGCGCCGACAAATTCTTCGTTTACTTTGCGGAATGTGTCGCCGCCGATGTGGTACGCGGCAAGATATTCGCCAACGCTTGGCATACGAAATTCGCGTTTTGGTTGCGCCCAAAGTTTGTCGACGGTTGCTTGTGCCGCTTCGACTACTGGTTGCTCGTTTTTGTCGGTCATGTCTGTCTCCTGTGTTGTCTCTTGATCTGATATTAACTCTACTTGTGGCTCGGTTTCGTGGATACCCTCAACGGCTGGTTCGTCGGGTGCGCTGGCCGCAACGTCGGTAATTACTGCACCGGCAAACGCGCCCTCGGATACCAGCGACAATTCTGACCAGTTGGCGGCCTCAACGATCATCACGCCGTCTTCGTCGTACCTAAATTTTGTGGGTGTTACGCCGACTGATACTGCGTCAATTACGCCGTCGTTTGCCAGCGTTAAAGCTTCGTCGCCTAGTCGAGTGGCGCTGATCTTGGCGGTGAACATCATGCCCTGAGCCGTGTCAACGCGCTCAACAACTTTGCCGACAATTTGGTTGCTGTCGTGTTGCATATAAAGTTTCGGGTCGCGCCCCGTGACTGGCAACGACCCCTGCAAAAACCGTACTTGTGTACCGTCGCTGACGGTCGCTGTTTCGTCGTATGTGACGGCTACGCCTGAGATTGAGCGCGACGGCAAGCCCTCTGCCGCCGCTGCGTCAACCGTGATCTGTGAAGGGGTAAGTCGGATCATAAAATTTATAGTACTCCATTTGGTATCGGTGTTTCGGAATTGTCTTCGCGGTAATCACTCATCGAGTATTCACCCGATAGGTATTGCTCAACGTCAAATTCGACATATGTGCCGTTAGGTAACACGTTGTTTTGACTAAGTGTGCCAGCAATGCAGTCGGCGTAAGCGCGTACGCCAAATGTCCACAAATCCATGCGCGCCTCAGCGCTTGACTGATACGAATAACTACCAACCGACACACCTGCAAGATATGGCGGAATGTTGCATAGCCGTGCCATTTCCATAGCTTGAAATTCTGCTGACTCAATCAACAACATTTTGTCAGGGCTGGTTTGTGTTTCTGTGTAACTGACGTATTCGTTTAAAGCGGCTGTTTGGTTTGTGGCCCGTGCCGCATTGAAGGCCGCTGCAAGGTCGGCTAACTCTTGAGCGCTTAACGGTTCGCCACCTGTCTGTCGCAAAATGCCTGCCGGTATAGCCGATGACGAGTTACGAAAACGTGCCGCTTCAAGTTGCAACGCTGTTGCGATTGCTTTTTCGCTCATGTAAACAATGCCCTGTATCGGCGACAAAAATTGCACGAGATCGTCAGGGTTTAAATTGCCGCCTTGAAACGTCAATTGTTTTGACGGCGCAAACCATACTGGGCCAGTTTGATCAAGTGTGTTGACCATTGCGGCTGGTAGTCGAGTAAACGACGCTGGGTAACCGTCAGCCGTACGCGAGGTGACGTAGAGGAAGCTTCTACCGTAGAAAAAAAGATCATCAAATAACCATGCAAGCAAAAACGAATTAGGCACACTTGGGTCAAGTCTTCGCAACCATGTGCGGGGCGCTAACGGCAATTTTTCCATTTCTTCGCCGTTCCAAATTTCGTTATACATTTTCAAACTCATGCAACCGATAACGCTTGCCATGAGATCGCGCGCTCGACTAATTGTTGGCACACTCATTGCACGATTACGTGCTTCGCCTTCGCTGTACGAGTAGTACTGACCGATCATGCCAACGCCAGCCGTGTTAGCCGAATAATACTGTCCGCCTACTGCCGCTGTTTTTGCTGGCTGCGGTGAAATTGCGGCCTTGTTGACGGTGCGGTTAAAAATGCCCATGCGCTAAGTATGCCACCAAACTAAATCTGCGTTGTGTATAGGCGACCGCCAAACATCAACCGAGAAAGTAAGGCATTTGACGGCCGCCCAGCAAAATACTAGCCACCTGCGACAACGATCATAGGTTTACCTGTCGCGGTAGGTCGGCTGGCTAGCGCCGCTGACCAAACCAAACAGCGCGCTAACTCGATCGGGCCGGGTGAGCGTTGCGACGATAACGCAATGCTGTTTTGACTGCGTACCGCTACGGCGCGTTGTACGTGTTCAGCCAACATTTGCTCGCCTGTATGCCACAACAATTTTTCGTGGATCATTGACTTTATGCGTGGCGTAAATTTAAGTATTTCGCCGTAGCCGACAACTGCTTTGCGACGCTCAAGTGCTAACGGCCAATGAATGTCGATCGACGGGCTAATAGCAAATTTAACTGCCGTGTTTTTTGCTAGGCGCTCAACGTGTCGCAACATTTCGTCATAAGTGTCGCAAACAAACTCGACGGTAACAACGGTGCGTCGGTCGTCTAGCACGACGGCTCGGGTCGCAAAGTAGCGGTCGTCGGTCAGGCTGGTTTCTATGGCGACTGTGCCGCCGTCAGGCATAGGGTCGGTGTACTCCAACTCAGGCCACAGACCCGGCGCTATCCAACTTTTATCCGACGCAACCCAAAGATTGCACGACGCGCGCAAAAACGACGCACGATCAGGGTTCTCGCTCTCAGCCTCAATAGTTTTTAGCGTCAACGTTTTGCCTAACGCTGGGTTTGCGTAAGCCCAAGCCTGTGCGGTCATAGGCGACAGATCAGGCGGCGGTGACCACTCGGCAAAATAAAGCGACGACGGCTCGCCACGATCTATCGAGCGCAACCCCTGCTCACGCCAACGCTGCATAGCCGTACTTGCCTCAGTACCAGCCGTTGACCAAGCCGACAACAACGGTGATCGTCGGGCGCGTTGCGCTGGCAGTAAACCGCCGTCAATAACAGTTGAGCCGATATCCCAAATTTCGTCGGCAACAATTAGATCGCAACTCATACCGTGACCGACGCTCGAGTTGGCTGCACGGATAAACCATTTAGACCCGTCGGGCATGGTCACCTGATTACGACCATACGACCGCATAAGTTTTGCACCAAACCGCAACTCAAGAATGTCGGCAAGTTTGTCATAGAGCATTACCGCTAAGTCGAGCCGGTGCGCGGTTGATAACACGGTTTGCGGTGTGCCCCTGTGTTTAGGCATTTCGGTAAGCCACCAACCAACAAGCGCCGTTAGCGCAACCGTTTTACCGTTTTGTCGAGCGGTGCTAACCATTGACATACGGTGCAAAAAATCCCCGTCACCGTCAAAAAGCAATTGACCGTCAAGCACACGCTGTTGCCACGGCATAAGTTCCATGCCAAGGTGCTGTAAAGCCCAGCCCCCCACCTCAGCCCCAAACGAACCAGCCGCGTCAGGCCACGTCGTCTCCAATCTCGGCTGATCACGGCCAGTCACCGCCAGTTCAGGCTGATCAACGTCATCTGAGATAATCCTGAG